GTATCGGCAGCGTCCAATCTGGTTGAAGAGATCGCAACTCGCGGCGAGCCACAAGCTAAACAGCTTGCCCTCAACATGATGCGGAGCTATCAGAATCCGCAACGTGAGTTTCGAATCACCAAGAACGAACTTTTTAATCAAGAGCTGCCTAAAAAAAGCGACAAGTTTAATTTTTTGAAACTTGTATCTTGATAGTCGGCATCGACCCCGGACTTAGTGGCGCAATTGCAGTGCTTGACCAGAGCCAAAAGCTCTTGGTGTGCCATGACATGCCGACAGTGACGTTGCAATCGTCAAAAACTACCAAGCGACAGGTCAACGAGCATCAGATCGCTGAGATTTTGCAACGCGTAAAACCCACGCACGCATTTTTAGAGTTTGTTTCCGCACGGCCAAACCAAGGAGTGACGTCCATGTTTAATTTTGGCGTGAGCTACGGAATTATTCGCGGTGTTCTAGGAGCGCTGCAAATACCCATTACCGTTGTGACGCCGCAGAAGTGGCAGCGCGATCTGGGCGTCCAGAAGGGCAAGGATGCAAACAGGCTACGAGCGATGCAGCTCTACCCTGAGTCGATACATTATTTCTCACGCGTTAAAGACGATGGCCGCGCCGATGCTTCACTTATAGCGCATTGGGGCGCAACCCAAACTTATATCAATTTTTTGGCCAAAGGTGTATGAAGTGACGAATGACAACCAACATAACGGCTTTACCAAGCACGGTATCCAGCACTTGAGTCCAAGCTCAATCAACATGGCGGCAGGCTCGATGAGCGCATGGTGCGTGCGTTACTTGATGAACGAGCGTTTTCCAAGCGGGGGCGCAGCCGAGCGCGGCAAAGCCACGGAGGTCGGCGTGTCCCATGGGCTGTTTACTGGCGCAGACGATGAAGAGTGCATCAGTGTTGCGCTTGATGCGTTTGACACAGCCATGCGCTCAGAGTTTTTCTTTGGGCTAGAGGGGCGCGACAAGTTTCGCCAAGAAGTTATTGCGATGACGCCGCTCGCGCTAGAGGCACTGCGCCCCTTTGGCAAACCAACACCGGCACAAGATGGCAGCGTGCAGCATGAGATTGGATTGTCCTGCCGCTTTCGCGAAGGCGAGGCAGGCACGGTTCACATCAAAGGGTTTCTGGACTTCTATTACGAAGATGCCCCACTGGTGATTGATCTCAAAACTACTGGCCGCGCACCTAGCGAGTTCTCGCAAGCTCACGCGATCCAAGCCAGCGTCTACGCAATGGCAATGAAATGTCCGGTGAAGTTTTTGTACGTCACGCCTAAGAAAATTGTGTGGCACGAAATCACTGGCGAGCAGATGGATGCGTGCTTAGGTCTGGTCAAGAGTCAGGCCGCACGCTTAGAGCGCTACCTGTCGCTCTCTGACGATCCAGAGCAGCTCACCCGCAGCGCACCGCACGACCCGTCTACTTTTTACTGGCGCGGGGCTGAGCATTTGTTACCACTACTTGAATAATCGTGCGCACGCGAGAAGCAGATTTGTTTTTTGCGGTGATTGTCCAAGCGTTTAACGACATGCGTGGGCTGGGCTGGGTCAACAGCACAATTTGCGACTCAGCTCGACAGTGGCTTCTCTATGACGAACACGACTTCAACTTAATTTGTAAATGGGCAATGGCAGACCGCGATGAGATTAGAGCGATTGCGGTGCGCTACGAGCAGTACCTACGGGAGGGCGGCACACCTAAATTTATTAACACTGACGATTAGCTGGTCAAGCAACGCCAGAGAAATGTTGCGATAACAGGAGAAAGAAAATGCCTTTAAATTTTGGCAGCGGCGGTGAGGTTAAACCGTACATTCGTTTTAAACCCAGCATCAACGCTTGGGAAATGAGTTCGGACGATGGCGCAATTGAGTTTGAAATGTCGGCGCCAGTGGTCATTGACGTAGAGCGGATTCAGTTGGGCTGGTTGCTGCTTGGTGAGGGCTTACGCGAGTGGCAAATCTGGCCAGACAATAAGCAAACAGCAAAGCCTGACACTGAACAAGAGTGGAAGAATGGATTCTTGGTGAGCTTTTTTAGCAAAGCGATGTTTGGCCAAGATGGGCAAGAGCCAGTGCGCGAGTTCAACAGCTCGCAGACAGGCAGCACCGAGTTCATCAAAAAGCTTTACAACCAGTGCGAGGCCGAGTTCGGTAAAGGCGTTGTGCCGGTGGTGAAGATCACAGGGGCGGCGGCTACCAAGATCGGCAAAGGCACGACTCGCATCCCGACATTTGAAGTAGTCAAATTTGTTACCCGACCCGCTGAGCTTGGCGGTGGTGAGGCAGCACCCGAACCTGCAGCTCAACCCGCACCCAAAGCATCCAAAGCCCCGAAGGCCAAGGTAGAGGAAGCTGAGGAGTTTTGAGTTTTTAGGTAGCTCTCGCCTCGACGGAGGCGGGGGCGTTTTTTTTGCAGCGCGGGGCAAAAACAATAATGATGCACAACAAAGGCCTGCTTGAAATGGCGCAAGCATATTTCAAGCGGGGACTCACACCCTACCCTTGCCATGCGGTACGAGCTGGCGCATGCACTTGCGAGCGCGGTGCGAAGTGCGCGAGTCCTGGCAAGCATCCAGTGGGTAACTGGAAAAGATTTCAAACAAAGCCTATTGACGCAGACCAATTAGAGATTTGGTTTGGTCGCGGCAGCATGTACGAGCATCACAACATTGGCATTATCACCGGCGCAATCAGCAAGGTGTTTGTGGTCGATGTAGACATTGGCGAGGGTAAGGCTGGCGCTGAGAGCTTGCACGCCTTGCAGATGGCCAATGAGGATTTGCCATCGACTATGACTACTAAGACGGGGAGCGGCGGCCAGCACTACTTCTATCGCATGCCTGATGACGCAACCATTGTGACCGACTCTAACGTACTTGGCCAAGGCATAGACATTCGCGGCGAAGGCGGCTTTGTGGTTGCAGGCGGCTCAGTGCATCGCAACGGCGAGCTGTATCAGTGTGACTTTGACGAGCTGACCGATGCGCCCAATTGGTTGCTCGATCAGGTCACGACAGGCGCGATGCACGCCGAGTATGGCCACAAATTGCAGGAGAGTGTGCGCGGCGATCATCCATTCAAGACAACGGACGGGCGCGAAAGTTTTATGGTGCGCGTGGTGGTGCGCACGATTTTCGCCCACTTTGAGGAACACCACACGCTGCCCACTGTAGATCAAATAGTAGAGCGCGGCTGGCCGCAGTATGAGGACGCGGTAAAGGCTCGCGGCGCGAGCTTGGCTGCCGATGGCCGAGGCTTAGATCAGTTTGTTGAGAAGGCTACCTATCAGCTCAAGCGCGGCAAGCGCGGCGATCTGCGCGTACTGGAGGCGTTGAAGGCGAGGATCAAAACAGAGGGCATCGTGACAAAGCAGCTCAGCTCAGAGCCGACAGAGTTTGACTTTCCAACTAAGCCGACAGTTGTAGACCCGCCCAGACTGCTGATTTCGGATTGGTCGTTTGAGCAATACATGGGAGAGCCAGAGCCGATGAAATGGTTAATTGAGAATGTTGCAGAGATGGCTGTCGCTGGCCTGTTCTGCGCTCAAGGAGGTTTGGGCAAGAGCTTTATGATGCTTGATCTGGCGATAAAGGTGGCAAGCGGAGGCAGCGAGTGGCACGACACCGCGCCGACATTCATGGGCAACAAGATTAAAACCTTTGGCAAGGTGGTGTATCTCAGCGCCGAGGATTCCAAAGGCACGATTCACCGGCGTCTGAAATCCATTACAACGCCAGACGTTTATGAGCGCCTTAAAAAAAACCTGACTCTCATCCCACTGCCGGACGCAGGCGGCGTGTTCCCGATCATCAAGCAAGACTCAGCGGGGCTGCACATCACGCAGGCCTATGCGGATCTGTTTAAGCAGTTGCGTGCCTTAGAAGGCCTTGTGCTTATTATCATCGACCCGCTGCAGGCGATGGTTCACGCCGATATTACGAGTGACCCTGCAGCGGGGCAGTTTTGGTGGTCAAAGATGGCCGAGCTTTGCGCCGCGACAAAAGCGACTCTTATAGTGACGCATCACATGCGCAAGGACGGAGCGCAAGGGATTCGCACGGCCGCCGATGCGCGAGCTGCGATGCGCGGCAGCACGGCACTGGTCGATGGTGCGCGGTTTGCGGCTGCGATCTGGCCAGCAAGCAAAGAAGAGAACAGCGAGTACAGCACTGCGATGAATGTCGATCCCGACAAGCAATTATTTTTAATTGGTGCAGTGGTTAAGAGCAACGCACCGCATGACAACCGACTGCACGTTCACATGCGCAACGAGGCAGGCCTTGCACTTGTTATTACCGAGCGCTTAGAAGAGGCGCTGCAAAGCTCTCAGACGTTGACGCAGATGCAGATCGCCGCCATTGGTAAAGAGGTGGACTTCCGCTTTAGTCAAGGTATGCCCTTCAATCCAAACCCCAATGGCTACAAAGGTTCACTTACAGATTACTTGGTGAGCGAGTACGGCTTGCCTAAATACAAAGCGCTCTCGCGCGTGGAGCAATGGATTAGTCAGGGCTTTTTTATTTCGGACAAATGCGCAGCGGCCGGATCAAACGCACGCGGCTTGCGCAGTCACACACAGGAGAACAAGTATGCGAAGAGCTGACCAGTTACTAGAAGCTGTTGTTTACCTTGCGCAGCAGATGAACGATATGTCGATGGAGCTGCGCTCGCTGTTGACCGACATGCAGAGCCGCGAGCAAGAGCTAGTGAAGTTAATCGACAAGCAGGCGCGGCACATCGAGGCGCTGGAGCTGGACTTGCATTTGTATGACCGTGACCAAAGCAAATGACGAGCTATCGCACTGGAGCGAGCTGTTCGATCAAGCAGACGCCGAGTGGGCGGCGCTCATGGCAAAGGAAGATGCAAAGCGCGGCGTGTTGCCCCCTGGTCATCGGTGGCAATTTAAGCGCGTGCGCCGTGGCAATGGCTGGGCGCAAGTTGAAGTCGCAGTACCTATAGGAGAGGCAGACAGAATGATGAACGTACAGGCACAACAGAAGTTAGTCGATCGCATTACCGCCCCCTTGCGTGCGGTGCAAGAACAGCTAGAGATCAAGTGGGGGCGTGGTCGCTTGCACCAGTTGGTGAGCGTGGCCACGGCTGCGCGTTTCGCATCAGCCGAGGCAAAGTGGCATGACGCAATTGCATCGAACGATAGCGAGGCGATCACGCTGCGCACGGCAGTATTGATGCGCGGGTGGGCAGCGCTTGAGCGCGAGGCACTGGAGTCAGGCGCAAGCCCCGATGCCCTGCCGCAAGTCTGGGAGGGCGTGCTGCCAACAGGTAAAAGCTTTTATGTAGTGAGGATGGAAACGGAGCGCCCCGCAGCGGTTGCGCAGTACGGGCTTGGGGTCTGGACGCTTAAAGAGATTGGTCGCATGTTGCATAGCTTTGATACGGATGGTTTCACGCAGCTAATGAAGGACGAGTTTGGCTCAGAGCTGATTCAAGTGGGCGGTGAGCCGCCATTTTGAGAGAGGGTTTATGTGGGAAATTTTGGAGTGGTTGTATCGGTGTTTTGTGATGGCAGTCTTGGTGCTTGTGCCTTTCTATGCAGGGTTCAAGTTGGGGAAGTTTTACGAACGGGAAAGAAAATGAAACCATTTAATGAAGAGATCAAGAGCGCACTGGACGAATGGCGCGAAGGCATGTTCGCAGAGGTAAGGCAAATACTCGCCGAGGGCGAGGCAAATAGTGAGCAGCTAAAAGTTCCGGCGCACGATCCAGTGAACCACCCTGCGCACTATGTTGCGTGCGGGATTGAGTGCATTGACGTTATTGAGGCGGTGACGCAAGACATGCGAGGCAAGGATGCTGTTTGCACCGCGAACGTCATCAAGTATTTGTGGCGCTGGCCTAAGAAAGGGGGCGTTGAGTCGCTTAAAAAGGCGCGTTGGTATTTGGACAGGCTGATTGAACACAAGACTGCGGAGGGGCGCGAATGAGCTACGCTAAAGACCACCAAATTTACAAGCCATCGGCAGCAACCAACGTGCTTGCCACGCTGCGGCAGGCAGGCTTTGTGCCACCGAGCGAGCAGCAAACGTACATCGACAAGTGGGAATACTTTAAAACCCTTGGCGCACGGCGCGAAGTGATCCAGATCGACATGAGCGAGGTGAAAGCATGAGCAGCCCCGCGCAGTACATCGAGCAGCTCAGGGAATCGAACCAAGCGCTTGCCGAAGGCATGGTCAAGTACGCGGAAACGATTGTGGCGCTGCGCCGTGAGCTGGCGTGCGCGGGTCATGCGAACACGTTAGACGTAATGGATCGCGCATACTTTGCAGGCAAGGACGCGGGGATCGCGGAGGCTGAGGCGGTTGCCGCTGCGCGGTCTAAGCAAGAGGAGCGCGTATGTTGTGGCAATTACGAGCAATGTTGGAAAGCATGCACGCCAAGGGGTCGATGGTTGGCAGAGAAAGAGTCACGCCGCGAACGGGTCGAGGTGACAGAGCCGGACGCAGGCGCGTTGCACCCCAAGTATCAATATCACCCAACGTGGGCGATTTATGATGCGATCCGCGAAGGCTCAATGAGTGCCGAGCAGTTTAGGCACTGGTGCAATTGGACTGCGGAGGAAACGCTTGCGATGGTGCAGGGCAAGCAAATTAAAACAGAGTGACCTTGGACGTTGTGGGGATGCACGTTCCCCTAACGTATTGCATTTGTGCCCATGCTACGGCTGCGTTCGTTACGGTGTTATCTCGCCCTTGTTTCCAATCTTTTAAAAACATGTTTGTAGCATCAGCCGCGCGTTTGCCTAGTGTTGATTCGTAGGCAAAGCATGCTGCTTCATCTGAAAAGATCAAGTCTGTTTTGACTACGTTGTAGTGGGGGCTAACGCCCATGAATAACACTAGCATCCAGTTCATACCTAAACCCCTGTGATTGTTGCGCTTGTCCGTTTACAGTTTTGCACACTTTAGCCCCCGCACCCCCCAGTTGCCACGCCGAGCCGATTCGACCAGACCGCGAGCCTTGAGCTGCAGCCAACAGCGCTCGATCACGCTTGGATGCCAGCTCAGGCGGCGCGATAGCGCAACGTAGAAATGGCGATCGCGCGGCGTGTCGATGCGCCAGTTCA